CCTGTCCATGTTCCATCAATACCACGACAAGTCAGTGTTGAAAATCGGTCCGGTGCGCCAAGGTTGATTTCTTTCTTCTCTGCCGACTTCTTTTCAAGGGTTGCAGACGGAAAGATTTCATTGAAAGTATATTCTGGTGTCGAAATAAGGTTCTGTATTTCTCCGTAAAATCCGTCGGCAAGGATTCCACTGTGACCGCTCATAGCGTTATGGCTGTTCGGGCGTTTACCCATTATCCAGGACAGGAAAAATATACAGGTGGTTGACTTTGCGGTTCGGGGTGGCATAGACACGCCAAGAAACTCAATCTTTCCGTCCTCTAAGTCCTGTAAATCCTGTACGAGAATATTCAGCGTCTTTTTTCTCGGCTCATAGAATTTTCTGCGTGGCTGCCTGTTCTTTTCCATGTAGTGCAGATAACTCTCGAATAGCCATGGAGCTTCTAGCAGCAAATACTGCCAGTAGATATCATCAAAATTACCGCTTCCCGTCAATGCAGCTTGTCTTGCGGCTACGTTATGAGCATACTTACTTACTTTTATTGCCATTTGCTGTGCTTCTAAATTCTCCGTAAACGGCAAATCAATGTTCATGTTTAACAGCAGATCAAGGCAGTCTTTCTGATTCTGGTAAACAGACATATCTCCGCTGATGATTTGATTTAAGACTACCCGATACCATTCAAATGAGCCTTCTGTAAATTTTTGCATAAAAATAGAGCCAGACCTCCTTTCTTCTTACCCCATGAATCTTTCTCAGATTCGCATATCGGTCAACCATTACGTCCAATGCGGTCTGAAGCTGGTTGATTGTAATGCAATCGGACTGGTGCTGATCTTCATACATTTTTAAACTTGCAGTAAAATCTGTCTCCTTTTTATCTGGTTGCGCATCGTTAATTAATTCAGGTTCTCCATACATCATCATCACATCACAATCTCTTTCCAGCTCAATCTGGTATTCTTGCAAATCCAAAATTTCATGCTGTCTTTTCTCGCATTCTTCAGATAGTCGGGCAACTTCCTTCTTCAGCTGATCTACCGTCCAGTTCTTCATATCTTCAATTCTCATGATTTTCTCCCATCAAATCTTGGTAAATATTTCCATATCGTAATTGTTGCGGATATGATCCACGCATTCAGACAGTTTTTCTCTAACAAATTGATCGTTTGCAATATCTGGATGTATGTTCAATATGCAGCTATCCTTTTTGCCGTCTTTCTGAAATTTCTTCCAGTCAAATGTCATTACGAACAACGGAATTGCTTTGAGATTTTTGGTCTTGTATCTTATGTATAGATTAAAAAATTTATTAAACATGGAAATCTCCCCCTTCAATTATACTGCCTTTCCTCCCTGTGCTTCATCTGGCACTTGATCATCTTTGCTATGTTCTCACGTTCCTGTTTTATTCCATGCCCCTGACGAAACAATTCGCACTCAAGGATGTTTCCACATTTGGAACATTCGTCTTTGATTTCTTTACCTGCTATTTGCATTATTCGTCCTCACAATAAATAAAAAGGTGTAGGGCAATTTGTTTAAGATCATTATTTCCGTATAATCGAATCCCATCTTTTGATTCTCTGCCAATCAGCCAATCTGCTAATTTAAAAGGTTGTTTAGGGGGTTCTCCCTCTTTTGGGGCTGCCGCTTCAGCATTTGACTGGATAGTAAGTCCGTACCACAAATGACGGTGCCAGTATTCCAATGCTTCTGGGCTGCATCTCTCTTCTAATTCCGAAAATACCTTTTTGTAATCAGATAATTCTTTTTTCATTTTCTTTGCTTCTTGTTTTGTCATTTTCAATACCCTCCCAACATTCACAGCTATCATCAAGGAATCTAAAATCTGCACGATGTTCGCTTTCACCATTACAGCAGACACCTTCTTCTAGCGCGTACCGCATGTACAATAATGATCTTTTTCCATAATGTTACTACCAAAAAATAAAAAAGTCCGGCGGGTGGACTTGAACCACGCATCGTCGCCCAACGCGAACCACCGGAACCAATCAGAAGGTAAATTTGAGCATTTTGGAAATGCTTTCCGGTAATGGCAATTTACCGGAATCGGAATGGCAGGAATCGAACCTGCGACACATGACTTGTAAGTCACTGCTCTACCACAGAGCTACGTTCCATGCCGCTTACCACGGCTGATCACCTCGGTAAATGAATGAGATGATTTCCATTTGCACAACATATGATAATGTTTTTCGTACTGCCCAGCAGTCACCAGGATAAACATCAACCTTTTCCCATGGGTTTAATCCGCTTGAACCATAGACCGCCCGTGCACTGACAGCATAGAACGAACGAATTAATTGCAGGAGACGGATTTGAACCGCCGTTCTCAAGGGTATGAACCTTGCGAGATTCCGCTTCTCCATCCTGCGATGTACATATCTGGAAGAACCATTTCAGCACGTTCACTTATTGCCTACTTTAAGGGAGACCACTTTACAATCCGATAGGCAGCAAACATGTCCGGAACTCGGAATTACATTCCCATGCGCCGCCCTGCGCTATTCCCACGCCAAACTTTCAGGCTCCAGACAAGCGAAACGGATGGATTCGAACCATCAAGACCTAGTCTACGACCAGGCCGTTCCCAGTTACTTGCACATTCCGTCAACCCGGATTCCCGGGTTAGCAAGGTGTTTAACGTGTCATGCCTGCCACTAGACTGTTTTCATCCGTGCCAGTCCCACGGAGTTGTTTCGGAGGATTATTCCTGAAATGCCTCTTGAAAACTCCCTGTCGTCAACGTGCACTCATTGGCGACATATTCAACTCAGAGGCAGTACCGAACGGGAAGTTGCTTTTTCAATCCGGCTACGCCGTTACGTACCTTCTGAAAAACAACCCACATACACACATTCGGCAGTTTTTTCTATCCACAAAACGGATGGACAGCTTTGGGAGAAATGGAAGCTCTGGGGTTCGAACCCAGGACCGACCGGTTATGAGCCGGTTACTCTGACCAACTGAGCTAAGCTTCCTGAGTAGTAAAAAGATACAGGGTCGCTACGATATCTGTCTTTTTACTACTGTTGCAGTTCTTGACCACCAGCTGCAACAAAGGTAAACCATAGAAGAAATTAAGCTTGCCAACTAAGGCAAAGCCACCCGGAACGTTTGACTGCTCCTTTAATCATCGCCGTTGCGATAGGTGGCAAAAAAGGGAAAAAGAAAATCCAATCTGCATCAGAGGAAAGGTGAAATCCAATGCAGAGCGGCGCATGTGGGATTCGAACCTACGCATGCCGGAGTCAAAGTCCGGTGCGTTACCGCTTCGCCAATGCGCTATGTTGCGGCAGTCGCTCAACCCTGCCGCATGTGATATACTTCAAAAACACCATTGATATATTTATGTTTTCCCTGGAACGCCTGTATCAGTCGTAACTCATTTGGAGGAAATTTGGTTTTGGATATCTATTTCATTATTATAAATCCGTACTGATACAGGCTATCTAGGGATTTCATGCCTCGTCCTGTCCGTGATGAACCTTCCTCCAAGTCCATACGACGAGGACTGTACCTTTGCTTTTATTATTTTAATCCGCTCTACCAATATCAACGGAAGTAAAACCGTTGGAAATGCCAGTAACATTTATTTCACCTCACAGGGATGTTAAAAATAAAATCACGCTTATTCCGGTTCCTATAAGAATCATCGAACAAGCGGCAAATTCCCATTTGTCTTTGTTGTTATTTGTCACGATCTCGGAACTTACCGAAGTGAACATCAGAACATTGATGGCAAGTGCGATTATCGTAAATATCGTCCTCATTGTTTTTCTCCAATCATGAAATCAAGAATCTTTTCTGCTGTCTCTTCTTCAGGCTCAAATGGAAGCCCACATGTAGAATAGATTTCCAGAGCCGATTTCAGGCTTGATTTGAAGCCTTGGTATATTTCTCCATGTTGAAGCAGTTCGTGTCTTAAAACCGAAATCGCATCAGTAATTGATTTAGAACTAACGCTAATCTGTGCCAGACATTCCATTTCAATATCCGGTCTTCCCATCATTTCAAAGTTAAACGTCGGTACTTCATCGACCGCAACATGAAAATCAACCGATTTTACCCTCGGTACTTTATGTTCGTCAATAAAGTACTGTGTCCCCCTCCAGTCATACGGAGTCGGATTTACAATCTTCACAACAGACATTTTCGTACCCCCTTTCCTGTGCGTTACAGTACACCAGAAGGTGCTCTGCGATTTCCTGAAGCTGAACCGGGTCGTATTTTGGAATTGCAACCAATTTACCTTCAAGCATCGGGGATAGTGGTGCGAATACCGGTGCGTCTGTAACAATCGTTGCTTTTATCAGCATAGCTGCTACGTCAACTGGTTCTGACGGTAACAGTTCATAGATTTCTTTTTCTTTATTCATGCCTCTTCTACCTCTCCAAAATATTCTTTGTATAACTCATAGTCATTTCTTCCAATCAGGTCTTTAACCTTGTATTTTTGCTCCATTCGAAGATCACTGTATGTGTAAATGATTTTTGTGACCTGTATACGATATTCGCCGACATCAGTGATTCCGCTTTCAGCTTCAACTTCTTCTTTAGCTGAAAACCAGTTTCCGTTCGGAGTTAAGAAATAAACTCTTTGCACTGTTCTTCCGAGTGCGATATATTCCAAACTAGCTTCGTCCGTAAAAACCTTTTTCGCTGATTCTGTATCGTAAAGCATTCCGTCTTGTGAA